CGGCCTGCTTGAGGTTGACGCGCACCTCAACCCCGGCAAGGTTCGCAGACAGTCCGGTCGGGTTCAAAGTTCCCACGCTGTTGGTGCCGTCGTTGCGGACGGTCAGCAGCGGGCGACCTGCGGTATCCGTGAGCGCGGCCAGTTCCTTGAAGATGCCTTTGGAGACCACGAGGTGTTCCAGGGCCAGACCCAGGTCCACGAACTTTTCCGCGCCGTCTACCAGAGCACCTACCCAGTCCACGTAGGTTCCTGCGCCAGCATCCACGGTGTTGCCTGCGGTGATCTGGGCGGCGACCGCGTTAGCGTACTGGGCGCGCTTGTTGGTGATCTTGCGGCGCGCTGCGGCCAGCGCGAGGGCACGCAACGCGTGGTCGAGGTAGTTCACGTTGGAGCGCTCAATGGTCTGGCGCGTCAGTTCGGTGTATCCACCGTAGGTCTTGATGTCGGCAGTCTCGGTGGTCAGCGCGATTTCACCATAGGTGAGGTCGTCGCCTTCGTTTTCCTGCTCGTCCACGGCGCTCGAATCGGATTCGAGTTGACCGTATTCCAGCCTCATTCCCTGGGCGGGTAGCGCGCCGGTGGAGAAGATGCCGTTGAGCGGGTCCGGGGTGTCGATCAGACGGGTCAGGTCGCCTACCCAGGTCGGCAGGAGGATCGAGTTATCGGTGGTAGCGCCCTCATAGGCGCGAGCCATCATTTCGGTGTACTCGGCGCGGGCTTCGTCACCGTCTGGTGCGATAGCGGCCTTGAGGAACTCACCAGCGCTGCGGAACTGGGATAGTGGCGCAACATCGGTTGCGCTGGCGGTGTCGATTTGCTGGGTCAGCAGGGTTTGACCGCGCTTGAGGTCTTCGATTGCTTCATGCAGCGGGGCGAGGGTTTCGGGGTCCATGCGTGTGTTCTCCATTTCGGTGGTGGTGGGTGGTGCGGATTGTGAGCGAACGGCACTGACAGTTGCGCCCTCGTAGGCGGGGAAGTCCACGAGGGACACTTCGCGCACGAGAACCTTGGTGCGGATAATCTGGGTCAGTTGGTCCTTGGTGGCCGGAACCTCGGTGTGCTCAAGGGACTTGAACCGAACCGAGAGATGTTCGATTACGCCGTCACGCAGGAGGGTGTAGGCTTCATCGCCACGAGCCGTGCGCGACAGGTAGCCGGTGATCTCCCAGCCCTCGTCGGTGTCGCGGGCGGAGATGACTTTGCCGATGGATTCGCGGTGTTGCCAGAAAATCTTTGCGCCCTCGGAGTCCTGGACTGCGCCACGCGCAAAGGATTCCTCGTACTCGGTGGCCATCCACCAGTCATTGATCACGGTGGGCGACTCGTACGGGACGGCCAAGCCGGTGAATTCACGGGTTTCCTCGTTGAACTCACGGATCAACAGGGAGCGTTCAAGCAGTTTCGTTGACATGGGTTTCCTTCGGGGCGGGTAGGTCGGTGCGCGGTGGCATGTGCTCGATGTCGCGTGGCTCGTCTGGGTGCATCCACCCACCATCCAGCGCGAGTTTGTACGTCTCGTACCTGGTCTTGGTGTCAGAGCGTAGGAGGGCTTCGACGTTGAAGCGCACTTCCTGGGTGCCAGGCACCAGGTCCGTCAGCAGGTCCTCAATCGGTTTGAGGTAGGCCATGAGCGTGAACCGGGTGAAGCCGATCCATTCCTGCTCGACGTTCTGATAGGTCATGCCAGAGCCTTCGACCGCTGCAAGCATCAGCGAGGCGGGCACACCGAGCAGGCGGGCCACATCCAAGACGGTGAGTTGGCGGGTTTCGACGTACTGGGCGACCTTCGGGGTCATGATGATCGGCGTGTAGTTCAGGCCGTGGCCGAGCACGCGCACCTTACCGTCAGCGGTATCGACCCAGCGTGTCTTGTATTCCTGGGCATCCTCACCGTTGAGTTGCTGGTCCGTTGAGAGCACGCCACTAGGTACGTCATCGTCGCGGAAGATGTTTGAGGTGTAGTCGCGTAGGTCCATTGCGCCGCGCAACTCTGGGGTGCCCGCCTCGATAGGTCCCAGGCCCCGCTTGCGGCCAGGAACCGGCACGAACTTAGCGTGCACGATCTGGGTCGGTGTGTACTCGTCACCCTTGTACCCATACCGGATGCGGCCTCGGTCATCCTTGTAGACCTGGACCTCATGGGCGGGCAGTACCTCGGCGGTCAAGATCGACCCGTCCGGCCCGGTGTTCTTACGCACGAACAAGTTGCCGTTCAACGCGAGGTTCATGATCGCAGTTTGAATCCACTCGGACCGGCTGATCGCCGTGTCCGGCTTACGCACGATAGAGGGCTGGACCGGGACCACTTGCCCGGTCGTGCGCTGGTACGAATCCAGCGAGAGTTGCCCACCAGCAGTGGTCAAGACCTGCACGGCACGGAATACCGCGCCCAAGCCGAGTGGGCTGGAACCGGCTGGGGTGCGTGGTGGCGGCTTGATCCCCGCCTGCGGGTCTTTTTCACTCTCGGAGCGCGTGAAACCCAGCCACGCGGCAGTACGTTCAACCCAGTTGATCATGTCGTCAACTTTGATCGTTTAATCAACCTTTGTCAAGGGGTCGGCGTGTCACCACATCTGCAAACCGATGTTTTTGCCCGCGCCATAGGTGGCGACGTGTGCGGCTATCAGCGAGGGGATCGCCGAGCGCGAGCGGCGACGCGAGAGGGTGGCCACGTCCCCCGCATAGGTTTCGACGGCGTATTTGATTTCCTCGGTGATCTGCGTCGAATCACAATGCGCGAGCACGCCCAGTTCGACGTGTTCCTTGAACGATGCCCACGACAGCGCGGACGCACGTCCGTCGAGCACGGTCACGCGGTGGCCTTTGGTGGCCAGGCGGGCGGTCACCAGGCGGGCTGGTCCCCCGTCATCGGCGTACATGGCTTTGGGGCGGGTTTTCTTGAGCAGTTCGAGCAGCCACGGCGTGAGCCAACTCGATCCTTCCCGCTGTTCGAACATGACCAGGTCGATCCGCGCACCAGACCGTTTGGCCAGGTAGACACTCGCGTAGGATTCGTCAATGGCCACGTCATAGGCCAACGTCCATTCACGAATATTAATGTCCTCGGTGAATTCGACTGTGCCCTTTTCCCACTTCTCTACATTGATGACGGTTTTCTCACTGTATTTCGTGGGGATATTCATAAAGCCGCGTAGAAAATCCGCATGGCTATTGTTTTCGGGTTTTGCTTCCTCGGCAAGATCATCGAGGGTAATAAGCCCTTCGAGGCCGGGGTGGAACCCCCACGAGGCTGGATCGTAGGGGTCGTCGTCTTCGTTCATCGACCATTCGAAATAGGCGGTCGTGGAGTTCGGGTCCAAGGTCGCGGCGCGTCCTGCTTCACACAGTGCGTCCCACCACGTTGAGTCCACGTCACCGGCAGCGCTGATGATCCACCATTGGCGGTCGCCCAGCGTGATCTGGGCGGGCCGGATCGCCTTGGCCAAGATATCGCCTGATTCCTGGTCGAATTTCCAGCCCTCGTCGGTGAACACGAGCGGCGGTGTTTCACCGTGGAGCGCGTCACGCCCTGGGGCGAACGGCGCGATTTTCGAGCCGTTCGGCCACGTCAACGATTCTGATCCTTGGGAGCGTTTGATGTTCGCGAAATGGAACAGCGCGGACGATGATTGCAGGTCATTGACCAGGTCATTCCAGCGGGCCGTGGAGTACTTACCGAG